GCGGGCGACTATATGTCTAACATGCTTGGCAAGACCCAAGCGTTGACTGAAACCCCCTACCAACAGTACATGGGTCCTTTATCTGCGGGTGCTTCTGGCTTGCAAAACCAAGTCTTTACTGGACTGCAAAACACTGCGTTCCCCGGCAATTTAGGTCAGTCGTTTAGCTCGGCAGGGGCATACCAAGCGCCTACTTTGGGGGCTAGCGGTACTACACCATCAGCGCCAACAACTCCAGCGGCACCCAACCAACCAACTGGTATTGCTTCGCAGTACATGAACCCGTATCTGCAAAATGTGCTTGATCCTCAATTGGCGGAGTTGCGCCGTCAGAATGATATTACCAACATGAGTGGTAATGCAAAAATGACGCAAGCGGGTGGATTTGGTGGTAGCCGTCAAGCTATTATGAATGCGGAAAACAACCGCAATCTGATGCAAGAGATGAACAAAACCGTTGGCCAAGGGTACGCAAGTGCGTACGATAAGGGTCAGCAACAGTTTAACGTTGAACAAGCGCAGGGTAGGTCATTGGCCGACCTCATGGCACAGCAAGGTAACGTTCAGCGTGGCATTGAAGCCGAGGGTATGGCAGCAGACAAATCAGCGTTTGAAGCCGCTAGGGAAAACCCCTACAAAATGCTTCAGTTCCAGCAGTCTATGCTCAACGGCCTGCCAGTTTCTGCAACTAGCTACAACATTGCACAACCCACTAAGCTCCAAGAAATCATGGCGGGCGCAGCAGGCGGAGCAAAAGCAGTTGGTAAGAGCGATAAAACTGTAGCCGATCTATTGAAACAATTAGGCTTGTAAGGAAACATCATGGGCATTGGTATTGACAAACTGGTAGATAGCTTTATGGGCAACCCAGCGCCGTTACAGGCTAAGGTTGACCGGGATAATGCTAATAAACCGCCTAACGCTATTCCTAAGGATTTGGAAGAAGCCATCGCTCTGCAAGAAATTGCTGACGTACACGCGGGCGCACAAAACCAACAAGCTATGCAGGCTGGAGGTGCCCAGCCTTCTGTAGTCCAAAGGCTACAACAGATGTTAGCCAGTGCCGAGCAACGCGATCAAGCCCAGATGCCACAAGGTATGCCACAAGGTATGCCCCCACAGATGCCCCGAGGAATGCCACAAGGTATGCCAAGAGGTATGCCCCCGCAAATGCCCCGAGGAATGCCGCCCCAAATGCCCAGAGGTATGCCTTTACAGATGCCCAGAGGTATGCCTCCAAAGCCCGTAATGGCTGCGCGTGGCGGTAGCATAAACCAGCTTATGTCTAATCTTGGCCGTAACTACGACGGCGGCGGCATTGTTGCGTTTGCACCGGGCGGTGAAATTAAACTAGGTACAGACTTTGCCTCGTTCTTGCAAAAAATGGGTACGGATTACGTAGAGTACGCCAACTCATCACCCGAAGTCAAAGCTAACCTTAAAGAAATATATGCGGAAACCAAAGCCGCAGCCCCTGCTGCCGCTAAAGAAGCTGCCGCAGTTGTAAGTAAAGCCGCCCCTGCTGCCGCTGAAGGTCGTGGACTTTTGTATGGCGCAGGCAAACTCGCAGGTAAGGCTGTTAAAGGAATGGGTCCGGCAGGTATATTAGCTTCAACGTTGTCTGAAGCTGGTGACTACAAACTTAAATCTGATGACGACATTGACACCTCTGCTTCAGGCACATTTGAGGATTTGAAAAAAGGTGAGTTTGGTCGAGCCGTCAAAGGTCTAGGCATGGGCTTAGGTGAACTGGGTGCAGACTTAGGATCATCTGTTGCAAATACACTTGACTACATCGTGCCCGGTAAAGCTCCTGTGTCTAGTGCGTATGACAAATTGTTGCGTGACTCTGGCTTATTTAAAGATAAGGCATCTGCGCCTACCAAAGAAGAAGCTACTGCAGGGGATGCAGAGACAGAAAAGCTAAAGCGTCTGGCAGCAGCCAGAGCGCAGACTGGGCAGAACACAAACCCTGCGCTACGGCCAAAACCCCCTGCAGCGGTAAAACCGGCTGGACCCCCCGGACCGCCCAAGCCAGTTGTCGCCAAACCTGAGGTGGAAGCCCCAGAACCGGTTAACAAGCTACGTGCAGCCATAGAAGCCAATATATTTAAAAATTTAAACAAAGACGAAGATGCTGAGTTTGCAAAGAACGCTCAACGCTATAAAGATTACGTAGGCATAGATAAACTGCTTGCACCAAGAGAAGCGCGGATTGCAGAGCGCGAAGGCATGCAAAGAAAGATTCAAGGCGAACGTTTACCAGAGTGGGTAGCCGGTCTTGATCGCGCATCTAAACCTATCGTAAGTGGTGGTTTAGGTACGATGCTAAACAATTTGGGTTCCGGCATGCAAAGCCAACGTGAAGCGTACTCCGGCGAAGACTTAAAGTTCTTTGACGACATTACTGCCATGAAAGACGAAGTCCTTAAACTTCGGATTGAAGGTAACTACAAAGCCGCTGCCGCTGGCGAAGCTGCAATTAAAGCTGCTATTGACAGTAAAGAGAAGTCAGAACATTCCGGCGCTAGCCTGCTCAATGTAGACGAACAGACTGCCCAACGCAGAGAAAAAGCCAAAGAAGATGCTAGGGTAAGGCTCGAACAAGCTAGGCTTCGTGCGGCTGGGTCTGGGTCTGGCGACAAACAACGATTGAATGAGCTTAAAGCGCTTCAGACCAGCATGAAAGATCAGCTAAAGGACCCACGCATGATGGGTAGGGCTGGTGACGAGTTGCGTCGTCAACTGTCCGCTGTTAATGCCGAAATTGCAAAAATGGCTGATGTGGGTACAATGGCAGCAGCCCCCGGCGCGTCAAGCCCCGGCGGAACCACCCGGATGCGATTTGATGCAAAAGGGAACCCAATTTCATGAGGTGATGTATGGCGATTGAAGCGCAACTGGCCGATGGCCGAGTCCTTGAGTTCCCCGATGGCACAGACCCAAGCGTAATTCAAGCAACAGTCAAACGGATAATCGCTCAATCATCTGGCCCAAAACAGTCCACAATCGGTAGCGAACTGGTTCGTGGCGGTAAACAAGTACTGTCGTCGGCGCGTACTGGCCTTGGAAGTATCTTTGACCCCAATGAGGCGGCTAAGGCTGGTGTTGCCCGTAGCGAAGCCATTGGACAAGAAGCTGGCGAAGGTGTAAGCCTAGAAGCCGTTAAAAAAGCATACCGAGACAAAGGGCTGCTGTCTGCAGCAGGCGAAGCCGTATCCCAAGTACCCCGTGCATTGGCTGGTCAAGGTGCAAACTTAGCGTCTATGTATGCCGGAGCTAAAGCAGGCTCTACTGCTGGCTCTGCGTTTGGTGTTCCCGGACGAGCTATTGGTGCCGCTTTGGGTACTGGTGCGGTTTTGCTTCCCCAATTTGCAGGTTCCAACGTTGAGCGTCAAGCTGAAGAACAGATGGACGCGGGCAAAGACGTTAACATTGACCGCAAAAAAGCCTATACAGCCGCCGCATTTCAAGCCGCACTAGAAGGTGGCGGTACCGCATTGACATTGGGTAAACGCGTAGTTGGGGGAATACTTGGAATCACGGAAGATGCCGCCCTCAAAAGTGTTGCCGCGCAAGCTGAGTTAGTCAAAGCCGCCGAGCGTTCGCTGGCTGCATCTGCGGGGCGTGGAGTTGTCCGTGGCGCGGCTGAGATGCCCGTTGAGGTTGCCCAACAAGTCCTAGAACGGTACCAAGCAGGGCTAGAGTTAACGTCCCCAGACGCCTATAAAGAATACGGTGAGTCCGCATACCAAGCCGCCTTGATTGGCGGACCATTGGGCGGTGCCGCAGGTGCCGCAGGTCGTGGCCAAGCCCGTAGTCAATTAGACCAACAGCGTCGCGCTGCGGAAGCTGCAATACCACGCGAACCAAAGGAAGAAGTTGTACCGGGCGCTAAGCTACCAGAAGAAGCTCCTGTAGGTAAGCAGGGTACGCTGTTCACGCCCCAAGAAATGGGTAAGAAAGTTGCGCCGCCTAAACAAGAAACCGCCCCCCCTGCTGAAACATTTCCCGAACTGACCGCGCGACGCGAGCAATTACGTGCGCAAGAACAAACACCAGAAGTCCGTGCTGAGCTTGACGACATTGCAAAACGGTTAGCCCCTCAATCAGAAAAGCAACTTGGTTTAGGGCTTGACTTTGAACGTGACTACATTGACCTATTTAAAGAACGCGACCGTTTGCGTGAGGGCACACAAACTCCAGAAGTTAAAGCTCGAATTGCTGAACTAACAGAACAGATAACGTCATACGACGAAGCCGACATTGGTCGCCGCCAAGCTGAAAAAATCATCAGGGAAGAACGCATTGCAAAAGAAGCGGAACAAAAAGCTGCTGACGAAGCCGCTAAACAACGATTCCCCGGTTTGGCAGGACCAACAACTGCACCTATTACACAAGCCGATATTGATGCCATAGGACTGCCTCTAAAAACATCCGCAAAGTGGATACAAGACAATGTCTTAGGTAAAACCGTTGAGGAAATTAAAGCGCTAGTTCAGCGCGACCCCAAATTAATTAGCAATAAAGGTGCGCGTGCCGAGGTATTGAAAGCGTTAATAGCGCCACAACCTAAAGCCTTTGAGGAGAAGAAAAATGTCCCGACCCCTACCCAAACGGATCAGCCTCAAGGCGAGCTTGACCTCGGAGGAGGTGAGCCAAGCGTGGGAGTATCTGGTAAGCCTACCGGCACCGACGTGGTACAACCCGGAGCCGGAGTTTCCACCACCGCCGGAACATCTGCAACACCTAACGGACTCGGACTGGCACCTGCTGGACAACCTGCTGGCACGGGAACTACATCTCAAGGAACGCAGCCCACTACAGTAACAACCTCTGCTACGCGTACGGCTGACCAAGTTCAAGATGAAATTCGCGCCATACAAAAAGAACAGCAATCGTTATTAACTAAAGCTGGGCGCGTTCCCGCAGTAAAATCCCCAGCCCGTAAAAAATGGGACGAGTTAGAAAACTTATTTGCTCAGAAAAAAGCCGAGTGGGATGCGTTAGACAAAGCTGAACGAAAAGCTAAAAATGCACCTGCAACTACTCCTACTGCTACTGGTACTCCTGCCACTACCACGACTACTAAAGGATCAAAGAAGGCTACTGGGGCAGCTACTAAAACTGCCACTACCAAAACGACTAAAGCACCGACTGCTACTGGCACTGCTGAAGCTGTAGAAACCGACAAGCAACGCAAAGCCCGTGAAGATGCCGAGCGTAAAGCTAAAGAGGATGCGGAACGTAAGGCCAAAGAGGAAGCTGACCGTAAAGCCAAAGAAGAAGAGGCCAACCGTAAAGCCAAAGCAGAAGCTGAGGAAGAGGCTGAACGCAAGCGCGAAGCAGATGAATTTGCAAAGCAGATGGAGGAAGTGGAGCGCAAGGAAAAAGAAGCCAGAGCCAAGGCAGACGCTGCCAAAAACGCAGCCGCTATAGCGGCTAAACCTACGCATCCAAAATGGGCTAATTCTGCAGCAATAAAATACAAAGGCGTTGTTGTACACAGCCAAGGCGACATTGCGCTTGTTAAATACGTAGACCCCGACGGCAAAATTGCTTACGGCGCAGTGCGTGATACGTCTCCGTACGTAACAAGCGATGTATCCGCAATGGACCCAATAACTACTAGACGTTTTTCCAGTCAAGAAATTGCTGCACTGCAAAAAGTCAAACGAGAAGACGTTAAACGTGAAGAAGATTTAGCCAAAAAGTATCCTGATGGACCGTTTACCAACGCCAAATCAAACGTAGTGGCTGGCGACAATATTAACCCACGTTACGTTGCGTATTTAAAAGATTTGATGGACTCGTTGGGTTTGAAGGACATCAACACATTTTTCTTTACCGGTAAGGACGTAGAGAACTTCCCCGAGAAGTTTCACTTGCATGGCAGGTACACCCGTCCATACGAGATGTTGGCCGTAGGCAATGAAACCAAAGGCGCTACAACGCGCATGGGGCCAAACAATAAAGATTTCTTTCTTTATATCCGGGACGACATGGACCCGGACGTGACCATTGAAATTATTGCTCATGAACTCGGGCACATGATCCAGCACATCGCGTTTGATACCGCGTCTGCAAAAGAACGGCAAGCGGTTATGGATGAGTACGACGCATGGCTTGCGTCTAACAAAGGCAAAAGCATGCGGGAGTTAGTCCCCAACCTTCGCAATCGCCGTGGTACGGAAATGATGGAGAAGTCTGGTATCCCTGACATAACCACTGACCAACTAAAAGCAAAGCAGCAGCAATACTGGTTAGGGTTTAGCGAGTGGTTTGCAGACAACGTGTCTCGTTGGGCCACCACTGCCGATAAGCCACTAACAATTGCAGAGAAGTTCTTCTCTAGAGTTGCGCAGATGATGCGTGACTTGGTTGCCGTGGTGTCAGGGCGTAAGTTCCCACCATCCAGAGCCGTTGCAAATTTTCTAGAAGACATGGGACCCGGCAGTGCCGATGCTTGGATTCAGAGCAGGACACCGGGCGGTGCGCCCTCAGTTACGCCATTTGAGACCATAGACGAAAACCCTAAGGTTCAGTTTGCGGTAACGTTTAGTTCTGAACAACTCATTGACTCCATGGGTCCGTTGAGTCGGGACGACAGGTCCTTCCTGACCAAAGCCGTAGATATTATCAAGAGCGATCCAACAATTGACTATGTGACTAAATTCCGTACGCAAGTTGCGGACATTGCTGCCACTATTGAGAAACGTTTAAGTAGCAAGTTTGACGGCGCTGTGCGTAACTCATTAGGTGAACTCAACCCTATGGGTCTGTATCGTCAGGCGCAAGATTACACCAAGATGCTGCTTGAGTATTTCCAGACTGGCACGTTGTACAAAGACAAGGCAACGGGATTGTGGAAGTCGGGCATAGGTGAAGGCGTACGCCCCCCTGCAGAAGTCTACGCGTTGATTGACAAGTACGCAGAAAAGAACGGCTATAGCCGTGAACGCGCTACACAAATTGCCAGCCGTGTATTGGAAGGTGTACGTCTTAATGAGATGCGCCGGTCTAACAATACGGGCATGACAAACTTTGCAATTCACCTGAAGGACAACGAGATTGACCAGTTGGTGAAAGAGTTTAATGCGGACCCTGACATACAAGAAATGTCCAAACTCATGGACGAAGCTCGTATAGCAATGGTTGACAACATGGTCAAAGTAGGCAGGTTGTCTGCAGAAGACGGTAAGCTATGGCGCGAAGTCGCAGGCTATGTGCCGTTTGACCGTGAAACGATTGATTCAATAGCTGACAACTTTAACAAGGCCAAGAAGATCAGTGGCAAAGGTCTGGCACAACTTGGCAAGTTACCTGAGTTGGTTGGTTCAATTGAACGTCCAGTGGGCAATGTGTTCGATAACTACCTCAACACACTTGGTTGGATGGTTGGGCAGACGCTCAAGTCCGACGCTAATTTGACAACTTTGCGCAGTCTAGAAGACGCTGGGTTTGCTAAAAAATTACGCACCGGACTAAAGCCCACTGCAAAAAGCGTAGGCGCTTATGTAAACGGTGAGATGCAATATTGGGAATTGCCTAGCAAGTACGACGTCATGGCGTTCAAAGATTTGAACCCACCAAAAGCTGGCTGGCTTCGTTTGTTGGGTGCGTTCTCCAACATCCTACGTAAAGCCGTTACAGCGTTGCCACCATTTGCTTTGAAGCAGGTAACAGATGACGTGCAACGTGCCATCCTTACGTCAGGCGTGAAGAACCCCGGCGCTTTGGTCTGGATGTCCTTGACTAACTTCCCCAAGTTGGCACTGGCAGAACTGCGTGGCATCCAGCATCCGATGGTTAAGGATTTTGGCAAACTTGGGTTGACTGGTGAGTATGACTTTGAAGCCGGTAAGCCTGCTGCATCTTTGCTAAAAGACTTGGGGTACAAAAAGCGCGGTCGCTTTGAATCTATCTTGCACAAGCTTGATGGTATTACCCGTGCATCTGACTTGGCAGTTCGTAAGGCTATTTACGATCAGACGCTAAAAGAAAGCGGTGATGCGTTGTTGGCGCAGACCCGTGCCCGTGAGTTTATTAACTTCCGTCGCCGTGGGGCAAATGATTTTGTAGGTGCAATGGTTACGACCATTCCGTTCTTTAACGCCTACATTCAAGGTATGGATGTGTTGTACCGCGCCGCATCGGGCAAGGACTCAAGTTCTTCTGTTGACCGTGCGCAGGCTCGCCAACTGTTTTGGAGCCGTGCAGCCATAGTCACAACCCTCAGTATGATGTACGCATTAGGCAAAGACGATGACGATGAAGACTATAACAACATGGACTTGCGTACGCGGGACAACAACTGGATTTTTGGTGACGGGTACAAGCTTGGAGTTCCGGGCGAACTAGGCGCTATCTTTAAAGTCATACCTGAACGCATTGTGGAGTACATGAAGCGCCAAGGTACGCCAGAAGAACAAACTGCTTTTGAAGCCGTGCGTACAACGCTGAGCTACATGTTTGAGCAGTACTTAGGTCGGGCAACGCCTGTACCGCAAGCCATTAAGCCTGTGCTAGAGGCATGGGCAAACAAGTCGTTCTTAACTGGCAAAGACTTAGAGGGCTATCACCACAGGGCAATGGACCCAAGCATGCGTATGACCGAGCAGACGTCAGAGTTGGCTAAAGCCATTGCTAAGTTTAGCCGTGACGAAATTGGCGTTGAGGTTTCCCCAATCATGGTTGACAACGCACTGCGTGGATACCTTGGCTCTACGGCTGCAATGTTTACCATGGTAACGGACAGCTTGCTAAACCCAACGCGAGTTGATCGCCCACTGCATAAGTACGCACTGCTCAGCAACTACTTGTATGACCCAGTTGGCACACGACGCATGACTGAGTTCTACGAAGAACGCGAGAAGGTCGGCAAGGCTAACACTACACTAAACGAGTTGATGAAAACCGACATTGCGCGGGCAGAGAAGTACGTTGATGAACATGCTGACGAGTTGCAACTAGAAAGCGCAGTTAACTCTACGCTTGAGCAACTGGAACGTACCCGTGCGTACCGCAAGTTCTTAAACAGTCCTGACGGTGCTGAAGAGATGAGCAAAGAAGACCGCGAAGCAGAACTCAAAGAGCTTAAGAAACTTGAGATTGAGCTAGTTGGCTGGGTGCGCGAAGCCAAGGCAGAACTTCGCAAGGTCCAACGCTAATAGACTCGCCACACACGAGTTCCGTACCGCCCGTACTCGCAACGGGCGCGTACTTCTATTTTGATTTTAAGAAACCTAGTAGCCGGTAGGAGTGCGTTTCGCACCTGCACGGGTGTTGCAGTGGTAGGCAAGAAGAACGAGCTACCAATAACAAACCGCTCCCAATGAAGAAAATACTCAACCCCAAACAGGGTGAGTACTCTCATGTTGTCCGACAGCTTTGGCTTTGGCTTGGGGGCCTTTGGGGTCTTAAATGTCGGAAGCTTCCGCTTGCGCAAACGCCGTTTCGTCGATGCCAATTACGTCTCCATCAAAGATGTAGCAGCGTACTGCAATACCGCTAAGCCCACCAACTGCACCCGCACCAATCCGAGTTGGATGTGACTTGCCACCGTGCTTCAGATACCCCGCAGTGGTTAGTCGTGCCAAGCTATCACGCACGTCCACCTGTCTACCGGTAAAGTACTTGCGTAGCTCAGCCACAGGTATAGCAAGCGTCTTGGTGTCAGGGTCGTACCGCATCACCAGTTTGCCTTTGGGGGTCATTGCGGGTCTCTCAGGCATGCCACCCTTGGGGGTATATGCCGCTACCATTGCGTTATTGACATTCTCGTTAATGAACGCGCCCAGTGTCTCTTGTGCCACAGTCATTGGATTGCCAACGCTAGACAAGTTAGACGCAATCGACTCCCGCACAACTCCCAACGCAAACTGATATATACGTGTAATGTCGATGTTAATCAGCCCAAGCTTGGTTGCAATCAACGCACCGACAAAAGCACACGTCAACAAGCAAGAATAAAAACGGTCGGTCTGGTCTAGGTTCAGCGCCTTGTCCACCTTGGCTTGCATATCGGCAAGTAGCTTCATTACATGGTCGTGGTTGTCAATAATGTACTGAACGTAGATTGGACCTGCCAAGCCGTAATTAGAATTAAGCTTGCCAAACGTCTCATCAATCTCAGCTTTAGGTGAACCTGTGTATGCGTGAAACGCAATCTCAAGCACTCGACGAAGCTCACCATCTGCCGTACTCTTAAGATTCTGCAGGGCATCCACAACAGAGGCGTTGCCTGACGACAAAGTAAAGTTACACCATGTTGTATTGTTTACACGTAGTTTATTGCTCTGCGCTTCCATACGGTGCTTGCCTCGCCCTGAGGTAAACCCATAAGCGTAGTCAGACAGAATCTCAGGCTTCTCGTTAGTGATCTCATCCACAGTAAACGCAATGCTGTTCATCATGCCAAGCAAGTGCATTTTGGAAGCGTAGGTGTCGTCTTGTTTCAGCAGTAGGGTGTCAGGGTTGCCGAAGATAGAGTTGACCACCATCTGAGCCGTTGACTTGCCCGAACCTGACCCATTGTGTTTAAGGTGAATCAACGCACCCTTTACGTTTTGCTTGGGACCAATAAACTTCAGCAAGGGTGAACCAAATCCAAAAAACAAAGCCAGTGCATGCGTTTCAAGACCGGGGCGGTTGTAGAAGTTGGCAATCTTGCTCCACTCCTCTAGCGTACCAGTTGGTTTAAACTGCTCAGCCAACTCCCGTGTACCGCTTGCGGGAGGCGCTAGTTTAGTACCCGCTGCCGTGTATTCCAGTTCACCCACAACAAAGCCAAGCCCGTCAGGTGTCCATCCCATTTGGCTGCGTGTTTTGTTCGCAGCGTACTGCGACTGCAGTTTGCGTAGTGTCGAAGCAAAATAAGCCATGATTGCATCCAAGTGTTTTCCGTAAGCGACCACACCGTTTTTAATCAGTAGGTCGCGCATCTTATCTTTGGTGAACAGCGTAGTCACCGGAGCGTAGAATCTGCGGATACCGTCTTGCTTCATGTGCAAGTTCAGCCCCACCATCTCGCCTTCACCATTGCCATACTGGTCAGAGTCAAAGAACCTCTCTGTCAGGTATAGGTCGTACGGGTAAATTTCAACGTCCTTCTCCTCACCATCAGGAGTACGTTCTTTCTTGTACACGCCACCGTTAGCGCCACGGAAGTATGGAAACGGATATGCCGGTATCGACATGGTGAGCGCAGGTGCCGTCTCGTCCTTGGGCGTCTCAATGATGTACTGGTCGTCTTCGACCACTGCCTGCTCTACAAACTTACCCAACAGTATCGGTGTAGAAATCTTTTGTGGGCAACCCTCGCACAATGATGGGTTGTTGTCCCGATACCACTCGCAGGTATACGGACCCTTGGTCTCAGATGCTTTAGATTCAGTCGCCTCTGCCGAGTAGTCAGGATGCCGTTTAGACATTGTGTGGATAGCCGCGGGGCCGTCTTCACAACGCACAGCAATAGACAGCGCAGCCCTCCACAACGGTTCTTCCAGTGTAGGTGCTTGTTCAATGGCATGCTTCATCTGCGCACAGCCGTTACCGTTAATGCTACGGATAGCTATCCGCTTAAACGAACACTTAGGGTAGTCGCCAGTACCGCCAATATCCTTAGATGTCTCATCCATGCCAAACTGTTTGGCAGCACTTAAGTCCATTGCAGGGGCGGGTAACGGCTCAATAAACTCAGCAAGGGATACGGGCGTACCCATTGCAATAATCTGTACGGGTCTCGAGGTTTCGTTCTTAAAGTTATGGGTGCCGGGTATGCGTAAGATGCGTGCAGCATCTGCAGTTACCGCAGGGTCAGCAAATAGTTTTTTCTGAGCGCACAAACGCTTCAGTGATTTTGCGTGTCGTATCCACTCGGATACGGGCACGTCTTCGGTCAAGGGCCAGTAAACATGGAGACCACCGCCTGAGTTAACAAGCGTTGGACTTGGGAGTTTTGTGTCAGCAACAAATATGGATAGTGCTTGGGCAGCAGCAGCTTGGTCAGCGTATGGCTTACCTGTACCGCAATCTAGGTCTAGAAAGAACGACCGCAGAAAGATGGCATTGTCCACCTTGCGACCTGAGTCATCTTCGAATGTGGCAAGCGCAAAATACGCATCCACGCCTTGGGAATCCATACCTGAGCCGACTGCCTCCACGTCTTCAATCGTCGCTTGGAACGACTGCTTGACGGCGTTTGACCGAATACCCACAGTGCAATACAAGCCCTGCGTAGGTAATACGGAGTTGAGAAAGTCAGTCACAGAACCTCACTGGGTTGAGGGGAAAAAATAGGGGTGACAGTGCTACCTGCCACCCCACGAGGGTTACTTACGTTTTGAAAGACGTGCAATAACTTTAGGCATTGCTGCCTGATAACGAGCGCGTGGCACCGATCTACCAGTCAGCCAGTTGTACACACTCGCACGAGTCACGCCAAACATCAGCGCTATCTCGGTAATTGGTGTACCTTTGTTGATACAAACGTCAGCCAACTGCATAACAATCGGCCTCTGGTCTGCATCTTCAACTTTCTGAATGAAAAGGGTGTCATGCCCCCGTGGTCTATTACGCATCTTCGTCAGTAGCCCAGTCGCTCAAAATGTCAGATACGTTCTTTGCTGCTGCAGGCGTCTCAGGCTTTGCTTTAGCAGGGGCACGTTTCACTGGCTCAGCTACGGCTTCCGCTTTCTCGACGGCAGCAGGGGCTTCCTTGAACGACTGTGGTAACGCAGGCATGCCTTCGGCTTTAGATGGAACCATCTTCAACTCGATTGCTTGCTTGGCGTCTTCTGTCAGGCTCTGTGCTTTACCCAGTTCCCACTCTTCTTTCGACAAGGGGCGTACAGCACGGAACTTCAACACGGGCACTGCTTCGGCAGTGTCGAAGCGAGCCTCGGTCACGATGCCTGTAATCGGAATACCATGTCCTGACAAGAACTTACCAAACGCTTGCAGTGGCATCTTCTCACCTTCAGCACGACCGAAGTATGACTTGGCAGGGACTGACAAGCGGTAGATGTTGCCACCAATGTCGTTCTCCAAAGCTACAGCCAAACGCTTACTGTAACGGCAGGCACGAGCCTTACCATCGCCAGAGCCTTCGATGTTCTGTGGGCAGGTAGCGCATGACTTACTTTGTGGGTTAGTCACTTCTTCGTTGGGCACTACGCCTTCAGCAGACCAGCAGGCAGGTTTAATGTCCTTGCCTTCTTCGTATTTGTCTGCATAGAACGTACGTGTCACACCCCTGCCGGATGCAATCACCACGAAGTTCATGGCGCGTTCTTCGTTCTTGGCAACTTCTTCACCGCCTACGACCATACGCCACACACCGCCCTTGATAGAGATTTGCTTACCGCCAGAGCTACCTGCAATGTCACGGGTAGTAGCGTCAGAAGCCTCACGTAAATAGTCAGGGATAACGGAACCGGATTTGAAAAGTGTCATGTTACTCATTTTGATTTCCTATTGGGAAGTTACTTGGATGAACGGCGAACCGTAATCGAGTATTTCGACTCGATATTCACACCTGCAGGCATGCTGTCCGGATTCTCTTTGACGAACTGTGCAAAGTTACCTTGCGCAATCCGACGTTCGAGTAGGTCAGGTGCATCATGCTCACGGATGAATTTGTACATACTGTCCCAGTCACTGGTCCAGTAGCGTGTTTTGACGGCTCGTGTGAACGAGCCATGTTGTGTCTTGCCACCGTCTTGACCAGTGGCTTTGCAGATTTCTAAAAGCTCATGCTCGACGGCATCAAGCTGAACATCAAGGTCAGCTATCTCAGCTTCCATCTGTTTCTTTTTAATTTCTTTGGCGTCACGTATCTTGATATACACACTGACTAACTGATTTGCATCCATAAGATTCCTTTGATTTGCGTTGAACTAAATTGAAATTATACACTGTAAAATTTACGTGTCAAGCTCTTGTTTGTATAAATCCACCAAACTTTGATGTAAATCTATTTTATTTTGCAGCATGGTGTACATGCGTCGCTCGACCGGACTGCCTTGCAGGTGTGTGACTGTAACTTTGTTCGTCTGTCCTGCTCGGTGCGCTCGTGAGTTAGCTTGCAGATAGATTTCCGTGGACGCTACTGGACCCCACCAGACAACTTGGTCGGCACGAGTCAGCGTGATACCGTGTGCAGTTGCCTGCGGTACTAAGAGAAGTATGCGTGGGTCATCCTCTGTTTGGAATTCTTTAATTATGTCTGCTCGTCGTGTTGACGCAACACCGCCATGAATCGTCTGCACTGTGTATCCTTCTTTGAGCAGAGTATTCTCAACCATCTGAAGCGTGTGTCGATATGGGATAAACACCAATATCTTATGGTCGGTCTGCTCGATCACGTTTAGCAACTCACTCATGCGGTTGGTTACATCAAACTCAACAACGCCACCGTCATCGGTATATACCGCACCTTGCGCAACCTGCAAAAGTTTGTTAAGCATCGCTGCCGCATTTACCGCTGTAATCTCTGAGCCTGCTGCAATAGTCATCATTTGTTTTTTGAGCGCGTCATAGTACTTGGTCTGCTGAGCAGTCAGCGGAACCTCACGAGTCGAGTACAACAAGTCAGGCAAGTCCAAGCACTCAAGCTTTGTGTATCTAATGGCAGGTTGCAATACTTGGTGAACGATCTGTTGTGCGTCTTGCCTTGGCACCCACTTGTACTGCGTAAGCTTGAGCATCACTTTGTCACGGAACGCACCAAAGAATCTAGGTACCGCATCAGGTGCCACAAGCTTAGCCAGACCATAGGCATCTAGCGGTGACTGCGAGGCAGGCGTACCCGTCATCATCCACAGGCGTGTGGTAGGTTTAATCAAGGTTGCAAGGCACTTCCACCTGTCGGTAGTCACGCTCTTAACTGCGTTAGCCTCGTCCACAATGATGAGGTCAAACCCACCGGCTTCTAACTCTTTGTTGACTACCTTCACACCGTCAAAGTTAATGATGACGAACTCGTAATCACCTTGGATAACCTTCTGTCTTTGTGTGCGTGACCCCTGTGCAATAGCCACTGTGCGGTGCATGACTGTTTTAAACAAATCAGATCGCCATGCGGTGTCCATGATGGACACTGGGCACACAACAAGCACACGCTTGACCCTGCCTTGTTGCATAAGGTAGTCCGCAGCCCAAGCTGCTGCACTGGTCTTGCCTGTGCCTGCTTCGTTGAACACAAAGCAACGTGGATGGAGTGTGAGGAACTCTGCAGTAGTTCGTTGATGATCGAACGGCGTAAACATCCCCGGCCACTCGTAGCGTCCCAGTATGGGACTAGGCACATCCCGTATACCTAGATTGCGTAGCAGTTGCACTTCGTCAAAGCCCCAGTTAACAATGACTTGGTCAACGTCTCCGTTGTTCTCAAGCACCTTGCTTTTAGGAATGATTGAAGTGATCTGATGTGCCTTGCGTGTGTTAAACACCAATGCCTTGTTGTCAATGATTTGCATATAAATTTGAATAGAGGTGACAAAAATAGCCCAGTAGCACTGCTACTGGGCAAACCCATTACTGGGGAGGAGATTCCAACGAAACAACTTAGAAGTGGCAACCGCTAAGTGATTTCATCTTACATTATTTTTTACGCTCTCGCTTGGAAATTTGTGACTTTAGCGCACCAGTTTTGGTACGGGAAAAGCTTGTGTTTTCGGACTGCGGTGAGGCACGGAGATTGCTTAATTTAGACGTACCGCCTTTGGACATAGCCTTCTTGTGGTCTACGTCTACATCGTCAGGCAGAGTGCCGTGAGCCTTCTCGTATGCCCGTCTAGCTTTGTGCCTTTCGGACTGCGCAGCCAGTTGTTTGGGTGTGCCCTGATAGTTTTTATACTCAGCAGCATAATTTCGTTTAGTTGCCATTGTGGTTCTCACATGTAGTAACTGGGCAGAATTTGCACAGGGCAGAGCTTTTGGGGTTCCATACCCCATGCACCACCGCTGCTTCGATTGCACTAGCCCTGCCAGCCCATTTAGACAGGATTTCAGGCAATTGTTTACGAGTGTACTCAGACTTAATGATGTCGCCAACTACAACAAACAACAGTGCCCCCTTAACGGTATGTACGTCGGGATGGTGAATCATCACCATAGCTGCCATTAGTTCTAATTGAGCGCTGTCTGCGTACCGGCTTGACTTGCCGGTCTTATAGTCGGCTACCCTTGCAATTCCTTTGTCGTGGTTGATCGCAAGATAGTCGGGTATGCCTCGGAACCATACATCTTTGTCAAAGAATCCACAGGGTGTGAAGTCTGCACGGATGCCAAGCTTTTCTTCGCAGCGGACGTCGCCCTTGAAGTTGGCGAGGGGTTCCACAAATGGTTTGTAATGCGTATAACTTGCCGGAAGTGGTGTCTTATCACGGATGTAATCCTCAAATGCTTTATGCACGGCAGTGCCGTACATGGTTGCTTCAGTGTCTTTAGATTTAAACTTTTTTAGTATCTTGACTTCGTGGTATCTGCGTGGACAGCCTTCGTAGTCTTTGATGCCTGAGTATGAATGGGCTAGCGTCATGGAAAGAACTGGGTTTGTTTTTGCAAGCCCTAGTGTACCAATCAACAGTCCCCATAGGAAGCCCCTACGCCTGATTCGCAGGCTAGCGGTAAAGTTTGTGCCCACTTTGGTCGCCATGACATACACTCCTCAACGTATTGTTTTGCTTCATCTTTTTCCTCAATTGGTGCAATGCAAGCCACGGCATCATGAACTGTCAAGACGACCTTGTACTTCTTGCCGATTCTTAGCATCTGCTCCGCAACGACCTGCCTTGCTACGGCTTGACACACGTTCTCGACTACTTTCCCGCCATAGATATACACGGGTATTCCCTTAGAGAAGTATCGCCATTGGTCTTTGTTAGTCTTCTCATCGGTTACTTTGGCTAGATCGGGATACTGGATATACAAGCCACTAGGTAGGGTTAACCCTTTGCCCGGAACTGCCCTGATTAGCCCCTGCTCATCTACTTGCATCCCGTTGCCAGTACGCAACGCTATCAGCGCCTCGTCTGCTCTCCGCCACAATTCGGGTATCTTGTAGTACCCATGCCTGTATGCGTCAATGATGCGTTTTGCTTCTGCTTCGGTTGCATCGACACCGGCTTGCATCTTGAGAAACAACTTTAGCTTTTGGTGTCCAACGCCATATCCCGCACCAAGAATCACAACCTTGCCAACCTGTCTTTGTTGCTTGTCAATTTGGTCGGGCGCTATTTGGTATATCTTGCTTGCCATCAGCTTGTACACATCCTGCGACCTCGAGAACGCATCCACCAGTTCGTGTTGCCCTGCAAGCCAAGCTAAAGTTCTAGCTTCGATTTGTGCAGAGTCGCAGTCAATGACCACATGCCCTGCCGGAGCCTTGATAGCCTTCTTGATCTTGCCTGCGTTGTCACCGCGTGATGGTAGGTTCTGCAGGTTTACAGAGTCTTGACCAGACCAACGACCAGAGTGTGCCCCGTAGTAACGTAGAGGTACAGGAAACCTGCCTCGATTAGACATACCAATAAAGCGCTCAGTGCGAGTCTCTTCAATTGTCGTCTTGTTTCCAAGGCGGGCTGCGACAAGCATTTGTACTCGTTCATCAGGATGCTCCTCTAGTGCTTTAAATTCTTCATCGGTTTTGGCAAATGCCCACGCTAATTTACCGGTGCGCAGGCTAACTTTGGTAGGCGGTACAACGCCGTAGTTCTCCAGTACCTTGGCGAACTTGTCATTAGACATTAGTAGTTTCTTGATGCCGTCCATACCCTCACTGAAAATTGCATGCACGTATTCGGGATCAGCGTCTTTCAGCATAAAGTCCCGCACAGATTCCATCAGGGCTTCCTTGGCATCCTTCACGGCTTCCAAGTGGTCAACCAATAGCTTTTTGTCCAACTCAAGCACAGGCTCAATGAACATACGCAAGGTCATGTCAATCAGTTTCAGTTCTTGTTTAGGGAAACCCAACGCCATGTACGCATTGAATAGTTTGTAGGTTAACTCGGTGTCGTTGATGCAGTACTCAGCGTAGCGTGCCAACTCTTCGGGTGAGAAGTCAGCGTAGTGCCTGCCCTTGGCATGAAGCACCTCATCGCCCTTGGCTCCGATACCCATGCGTTCAGCTTGCTTGGCTAGGCCATGCGCCTTCTCATGCGGAAACAAAGCCCGTGACATACCAAGGGTGTCGAACCAAGCTAACGGCTTTACGCCATACAGCCAGTTGAGAACGGCACCATCGAACGCAGTGTTCTGTGCAACCACCATCGCGTCAGACCAGTCAAACTCTTTTAGTATCCGTTCCACTTGCGGTTTGGGATACCAAACGGTCTGCCCATCGTCCACCTTGATCGCAATGCCAATCATCTCGAACTGAGGCGACCGCACATACTCCTCGGTAGGAATCTTGGTCAGGGAATACTCAGTTGAGTAGAAGCACTCAAGGTCAAGTGTTACGATTTTTGGCATATTGTTTGTCGAATTCGTCGCTGAGTATTTTTGTGGCTGCTGCAAGCATGTTTTGTGGGGCAATGATACTACTTGGTCCTTGCATTAACTGCTTACCCATTTTTGGGTGTTGGCGCGTACCTAAGTTTAATTCCGCCTCGTCCGGTTTAGTCAGCAGTGTATGAAACACCTTGGCTTCAAACCGTTCACGTCGAGCTTGTTTGTATGCCTCAAGAAGCGCAAGCTTCTCGTCTTCGTTTAGGTACCACAGGCGGTGTGGGTGTTCGGTTTTTTCCAATAGCAGGTCATCAAGCTTTTCTCTGATGGTACTAAACTTTGGGCTTAAATGTCGTAACTTCGTGTCTTCCAAACCCCCAAAGAAATCCTCGGGGTTGGTTTTGAGTCGCTCGATAATTACTTGTACTGATTGCATCATTTACAGTTCTCCTTTACGAATTCTTCTAGATGGACAAGGTTGGTCTCGTTCACCACCCATGCGTCACCACCGGACTCGATGATGTTCTTGAGGTTCTTTTCTTGCAGGGCAGTTGTCGTACCCTTACCTGCCTTGGCTTCGATAGCAAAGAACTTTCCGTTAAGACAACACAGAAAGTCAGGCACTCCACTGTTGCCGTAGCCAGTGCCGATAGGCATGGCGTAGTAGATGTTGTGGGCTTTCAAGATCGCTTTGATCTTGGCTTTGACTTTAGATTCGGGTGTTGCTGCCATGTAGATTGGTACTCATAACTTGGTTGTAATCGAACCCCTCGTCGAGGCACTCACTTAGTAGCACCTCTTCATCCCCGTGTTTAACAACCGTGTTGTTGTACGTGTACACGCTACGTGGGACACGTATCAGCCCTGCCACAAATTCTTTACCTAGCCGTGTAGTACGCCAGATACCTGAGAACTTGGACTTGTGTGAGTCGTCTTTGCTCTTGCGCTCCACAAGGTTCCACCAGTGCAACGTAGCCAGTTGGTTAGATCGCACCAACCATTGAGGTCCAGTTATGGGAACGTTTACCCAACCATCCTCATCGCCAGTTTGATGGTTCAGCCACACCAAACCTTGTGCCATTGTTTTGTTAATGTTGCGGATGTATATCTTGCCCCACCGGTCACATATAGGGCAGTGCCCACCGTCACCGGCAATTGTGCGACCCCAAGCGTCTCGCATTATCATTCTATTTTCCATTTGCCACCTCAATTAGTTTGGATAAGTAGTGTTGGGCTTTCTTTAAGTCCTCGATACCGTTTTTGTTTTTCCAACGGGATATGTACTTCACCACGTTACCTTCAAGATACCCAAGGTCGTTGGCAATGATGTAGTCCCATGGTTGTATGGTTTTGTCTTTGTAGTGTGACCCGCCAATTTGCGTGTCATCGGCTCTTTGAATCATTTGGCTTCTCCTGTAGTAGTGCGTCATAGTACTGCTTGGGCATCGGGGCTTTCTTGGTGATGATGGTACGTAACCACTCGGCACCGCCAAGCTGATTAAAAATAATCCACTGCCGATCAGACATCCTTACTTGTCTTCCTATTAGTGGCTCGGGGGGCTTGGGGCGTGGCATCGTCAGGTGTCCTTTCGTATTTGTTTGGTTGTCGTGCTTTTGAGTAAGTGCCAAATTGTTTATAGCCTAGACCTTCTTCGCTAGCGACCGTACCCTTTGCAACCTTGGCTCGGAAGTACGGGTCTTTCAGAAAGATGCTTGGGCGGTCAACTTGCGCTAACTCTTCCCAAGGGTTGAGTGCGCGTGGGGGGTTATTATCTTTCAAAACAAAACATCCTCTATCAGGGTCATACCTTACTAACTCTAGCACTTTCATCTTTCTTTTCCTTTCGGTATTTCAAAACTTCTTCCAGTAACTGTTCCATCTCATCTGCCGCCATTAAATGAAAAGGCGTGATCGGTTTGTGGCTTGCAATAGAACGCATCATGCCTATGGTTTGCCTTGCGGTTGTTTCACTAAGCGGTCTTTTCACTCTTGTCCTCCTGATACTTGCCCCACACTGCATCCAACATGTCTGCGGCTTTGTTGAGTTTATGGATCAGCGTTGAATGTTCGTGTGCATCTAGTCCCGATGCGTAACCACGCATCCATGCTGCCATTGTGAAGTACTGTAATTTATTTGGGTCAATCATCTTGGTGCATCCTCATGGTTATCAGGGTTGAACTTAGGGACTCGGTTACCCTTGTCCTTGGGGTTTGGGAATGGCGGGAAGGGCCAAGTCACTTTACTTTTCTCTCGCTCTGTCCATAACTCTTTCCATGGCATCAGAGTAACTCATACCCAATGCTTTACCTATCAAAGCCAAAGACTCATCAATTATTTTGTCGTATACACCATCTGATGATTCCCTAATTGCATTGAGCGTGAACTTCGCGTCTTCCAACGCCTCAATGTCTGCGCTGTTAACTTGCCACATCAACTCAATGTCGGCTTCAATAGTGTCAAAGTACGGCTTAATTGGTTTAAGCGGTTTTATCCTATCAAACATTTTTTGTCCAAGTTCGTAGAACTCTTTGTCTTTTCCTGTGCTGTTATCAATAGTCATTGGTAGTCCTTACATAAATGATGTTTAGCATCTTCACGGTCTGTCCATGTACCTGTGCAACCCGTACATTTAAACTTGCCTGCGGTGATTGAAAACTTGCCAGTCAATCTTGGTTCGGGTAATTCCAAATACTTTGCGTAGAAAGTATCAACGACCAAGGAGGCAAAGTGTTCAATGTCCCCATGCAACGTTAGGCCGTTGTCCTCAATGAGTTTAAATATTTCTTCTCTGTTCATTTTAATTTCCTCCATTGGGTTCGTGGTGCATCAGGTTGTTGAGTGCGTACTAAATAGAAATGAATCAGATAGTCAAGCACTTGGTTGTATGTCATCTTGATGCCAGTATCCGCAGACAGTTGATCTCGTATCTTATCAATGCCTTCGGACACCGGTATCGTGATGCGTTTAGCCGTGGGTTTCATTCACCCAACTCCTCAAAGATTTCGTTGAGTACAGTTTTGATTTGGCTAACCATCTCAGCTTTTGTATACGGTGCAGACATAACCATCTTGATACTTGCCAACGCCTTATACATAGCTTGCCCCTTCAATGCGAACAGTAACGCATCCTCATCGTCGGGGTATTCAAACTCCAGTATGGCTTTTGATCTCATTTACCCAAGCCACCGAAGTACAAGTGCAAGCGACGATACAACTCGTGGGCATCATTAAGGCTAACTGTATCCATGATGACGTCGATGCTTGTACGAATGTCAGGCTGATGATTAAATGCTTCAGCCATTGGTTCGTTCACCAATGCAGCTAAACCGCCGGAAGTTTTAAGCTTAAAAGTTTTGGGTTTCTTCAGCTTCTTCTCTCGGTTAGCAAGGGTCTTAGATGACTTGATGGGTGTGTACTCTTTACCATTGGGTCGTAGCAAACCATCGCTATCTTTGTAGATATGCCCTTGGCGTAGCATTTGCCCAATCAGGGATGACACAGATGACTTCTTATGTCCCTGCGATACAAGCAGTCGGATTGCATCATTTCGAGCGCAGCCGGAGTTGTCACGGATAAAGTTAAAAGTCGCTTGTGTTACGTTGTTTGTAGGTTTAAACACGGTTGTTTCCTTAGTTGTTTCAGTTGTTTCGGGTTGGTCCCAAGCTTGCAATATCTTTTGCATTTCTGTTTGTATGTCAGGCATCGTCATCCTCGAATAGGTTAAGTTGTTTCGGGTCGGGCATGGTGCGTGATAAATCCTCCATGTCACGCAAACGCATCTCCAACCTTTCAGATAAGACTTTGATTAACCCCGATTGCCCATCGGCAATTCGGATTAGTTCCTCATCGGTCAAGTTGTCATAGTTCATCGAAGCTCCATAAAGTTAATAAGATTGTTGTCATCGTCGGTAGTGAACCATACGATGTTGTCGGGCGGGGGCACGTTCACCTTCTTAAGATGCCCACCTACCGTTGCGACTGCCCTGATTCTCTCTAGCCAATCAGGTAAGTCTGTCACTAGCCCACGAGACGCTTCCTCATGTCCATCACGCCACCGCTTGAGTGTGTAGTCACCTTCACGCTCTTCGTATCTGCATTCGTACATAGGGTTGTCTTTGTGATATCCAAGTTTATGTTCTAGCATTCGAAGGGCGTCTGACTTAGCCCGCCCATGCCTGTCTGCTACTTCCATAATCTCAGTTACCATCGCCTTCACTTTCCCCATCATGTATCCCCCAATCAAATGCACCAAGGATTTCATCCACCTTGATCTTGGTTAAAGCACGAGTGCTATCTTCTTCACGCAATTCTTTAGGTGTTATGCCAGACAATACCTCTTCAAGCTTACGTGAAGCTTTCGTCAACGCAGGGTCATTAGTAATGTTCATGACTTGCAACAACTCACACAAGTCAACGGCATTGGTCACCGTTGTGTCGTGGAACGTACGCTTCTTGCCGTCCTCATCAACAGTCAAGCGGTCACTCAACTTACTGATAGCGTTATACAAACGAGTCCATGAGTCTTGGTTAGCTGCCTTCAACTTGGCATCAAGCTTCTCTTCGTATTGTGCGATCAGGTTGCGTTGTACCTCGCTCTCCACATCAAGTCGGAAGTCACCGCCAGTAGGCAAGGGAGTGAACGATGCCTCCATACGAAAACGCTGAGCCACCTTGCCCCTGCTTGGGTACTCGTTGCGATCAAACAATGTGCCAAGTTGGAACGCTGCCCCTGCCACGAGTGTCTCGTACTTGTCCAAGAACGCATCAACCAAGCGATTGAACTCGGTGTTGTGTCTACCCATAGTCTTCTGATACTCAAGCAGTGCTGCAGTGGGCAACAGTCTTGCACCTTGGTCATTCCAAGGGAGCGTCAAGCGATAGTGCTCGGCTCGGGCACGAGCTTGAAACTTGGTGATTGCTTCCAACTCTTTGCACTCAGCAAATAAGTTCTTGTACACCGACGCTGCTTTCTTGGAGCCTGACCCCTTGGCATTGGTGACCTCGGCTTGCGTACTCTTGTCTTGCTTGCGACCCGAGTAGACTGCGATGTTTAAGTCCACCATCATGGCGGAACGTGCGACGCCTGCAATAGGCTTTTCTGTTTCGATTGTGTAGTAGTTCATGGTTTCTCCAAAGTTATAAGGTTATAAGTTTTAGCGTTTGATGATGACAGTCTCTGTTAGCTTCTCAGCTAGCTTGATCGTGTCGATGAAGTCTTGGTTCACTGGTGCTACAGTGAATAGCTCGTGTGTTACGACCGGTTTGATAGCCGGTACGTATGCGTTCTGATACCCCTGTGAGCCTAGGTTATTGCCCACATGAGTTTCGGTTAGGTGTTCAGCAAACGACAAAGTATCTGTAAGAACTTGAAGTTGCCCTACATCTAATAAAACGTGATGCCCGTTGATAGTTAGTTTGAATTTCAAAATGCCACCTCTATTGATCGGTTGATATACATGTAGCCTTCGGCATCGCCTGTTCTATCGTCTTCAATGTCGTCGTCTTCCTCACCGATACGAATGAACTCGTACTGGTAGTCAAGCCCCGCTACATCGGTTAAGAACTGAACGAACTTCTGAACCTCAGGGTACGAGTCGTACCACTTAACTGAGTTAGCATCGAACTTAAGCACACGATGCTTGTCATCCCAACTGAAGTAGTCCTCACCCCACGCCTCGAACACATCCTTGAACGTGGTGTTAAACAAAAGTTTGAGCTTGTCGTACTCCAACAAGTTTTGGTCACCCCCTAAGGGGTAAATGATTGCCTGTACATCTGATCTATATCCCATTTCAATTCTCCCCAGTCACAAGTAAAGCCGTAGCCACGGCATCAGCTAACGCCTCGTCATCTCGTACGATGTACAAGTGGACATCCCAATCTGCATTGGCATGCTTGCGGTGCGCGATCTCGAGCACCTTTCCGTTGATTGCACTTAACAACTCGACACGCTTGGTGCCTGCCTTAGCTGTGATTGATACGTTTTGGGTTGACGCAATGCTTAGTGCTATTCCATCTCTCATTGCAACGCGTTGCATGCGTCTACGAAACCAACTAAAAAACCAATCCATAATATTCTCCAAAAGTTTTAAGCTTAAAAGTTTTAAACTTCAACACGAATCGTCGTGCCGAATGGTGCAACTAAGTCGGAAGTCACAGCCCACAAGGTAGGCACATCGGTGTTACCCCAATCACCTACATAGCCGTCGGCAAACTGCACAATAGCTTGTGGGTTGATGTGGTTTTCACGCAAGTATTCAAACAACACAGACCCATCTGTACCACCACCGCCCTTGGGTTTCATGTCGGCTACGGCAAACTGACCATCCTCAAATGTCTGATGCCCTGCTACCTGAGTATCCCAATAGATGACGTGGGTCTTGGTTGGTTTGACCTCTTCGATGATGGTTTTGATGTTGGAAACGAACGCAGTCATCTCATCGCCACCGAAACATGAACCCGACGTGTCGAACCCGATGACCAACTCAGTCATAGTAGTCCCCACCATAGAGGGCATGTAAACGTCGTAGCTCAAGAATCTACGATTAGGC